GGGCTGTTGACGATTCCACCCTCTGCAAAGAAGGCCATTCCAATTCCAGCACCAACCAGCGCACCAACGGGTCCGCCGACCACAGCACCCACAGCCGCACCTTTGGCCGCACCGCTGATGTTCATGCCTGTTGCTTCGTCAACGCTGTTGCCTGTGCTGTCAAGGAATCCGAATATGCCCTCCAGAGCGTGAAGGACAGGGAACAGGATTCTGAGAAGGCCACCGAATGCTCGCTTCATACCTTCACCGAATGCCTCTGCATCTTGGTCAAATATGGCGGTCAGCATCTCTGCAATACCGCCCAGCAAATCAAGGAACGGTTTGAGAACAAACATCAGCAATTGAACTGTCATCGCTGTGAGTTTCAGAATTGGTGCGAGAGCGATAATCACCTCAGCCAGAACAAGGAATAATGGAACAAGAGCCTCCAGCAAATCTGGCAACACATCTCCCATCTGTTCAGCAAGTGCTTGGAATGCTGGCAACATTGGAATCAGAGCCTCGTCAATGAACTTGATGAGTGCTGGGATAACCTTGTCAACCAATATCGGGGTGAATACCTCACCGACCATGAGCATGAATGATTCAAACTTTGAGTTCAGAGATGCCAGAGCGAATGCACCAGATTGTTCCATCACGCTGATTTGTTCTGAGGTTCGCCCCATTCCATCCTGTGCGGCAAAGTTTGAAGCCGTTAATTCATCCAGAGCATCGGCATTTGCCAACATAGCCATCGCCGCTGTTCCACCACGAATGCCGAATATCTCCAGCATCTGGTTGGTCGTTGCACCAGCCGCACCCAATTGTTGGAATACATCGGATAGAGAAGTGATACCTGTTGTCTGACCAGCAACCTGTTTGTTGAGGTCTGAGAATAGTGCTGATTGTTCAGACACGAGTTCGTTGTTCTTAGAAGCCTCTGTGTTGACTTGTTGCTGTGTTATGCGCTTCTCAGCCATCGTGATGTTGAGGTCTGCATTAGCACCCTCCAGACGGCTTATTTGGTCAAGTTCTCTCTTGTTGAGTTCCCTGCCCTCCTTCTCTGCTCTGCGCTTGATTTTCATTATCGCCAGACTGTTTGTCTGTTGCTCAATGCTCATCTCGTTGAGTTCTGAGTTCAGTATTTTCAATTGAGCATTGGTGGATTCAGCCGCAAGTTTGCTGGCTTCTAAGCCACGACTGACTTCTCTGAGTGCGCTCTTTGCCGCTTGACCTGCTGGAGTCAATGTGAAGAAGTCAAGTCCCAAATCCTCCATCAATTTTCTGGCATCGTCAGAAGGCTTGAGCAGTTTCGTGATTGCCATACGCAAGGCTGTTCCAGCCATTGAACCTTTCAGACCTGCATCTCCCAGAATACCTGCCGCCGCCGCCGCTTCTTCAAGTGCAATTCCAGATGCTCTCGCCGTTGGTGCGAGGAACTTCATGGATTCGCCCAAGTCGTTGACTGTGGTGAATGTCTTTGCTTGCGTATTGAGCAGAATATCTGTGATGTTTCTGAGTTCAGATGCTTCTTTGCCCATACCTTTCATCGTGGCGATGGCGATTCCAGCGGCGTTTGGCAAATCTGTTCCAGCCGCTATCGCAAAATTGTTCAGAGCCTCAAGCGCACCTTGCGTTCCAGATGACTCATCTCCAATCATTTCCTCCATTGAGAAGCCAGCAAGAGTCAGAATCTCTGCCGCCTCAGCCACTTGAGTCGTGGTTGACTTGGTGGCCGCACCAAGTTCCATGATTTTGTTCTTGAGTGGGTCAATTCCAGCCAGACCTGTTTCACCAGAGATGGCGGCGATTCTGAACAGAGTTTCCTCAAACTCAACGAACTTCTGTATTGACTTCATTATGAAAGCAATTCCAATGGCCGCACCTGCGGCAACAGCGGCTGTGGCGATAGCGGCAAAACCCAATTTGCCCATGCGAGCCATCTTGCCCATTTTGCCACCAGAAGCCGCCAGACCTTGATTGACTTCTGACATTCCTTTCTTGAATCTGTCAGTATTGGCCTCGACCAACATTGACAGTTTGAACTCTTCTTTGATAGCCATGAGTTCACCTCTTCATTTTCCTCTTTGCTTGTTGATAATGCTGACGCTGAACCTTGTTGGAATAACCAAAGGCATTGGCTAAGAATGCCGCATCACGAGGGTCGAGTTCACGCCACTCCTGTGGAGTCATGCTGAACTCTTTCAATAATTGAAAATAGAATTGGCCTTCTAAGGTGTGGGAATACCTTACAATTCCCCCAAAACACCACCACCGTCTGGTGAAGGTGAACCAGCCGCTTTGACTACTCGTTGAGCAATCTCGCCTATGAGAATGAGAGGCAGAGTCTTGAACTTGCCCCAAGTCAGAGAATCGTCGCACTTCTTGAGCATCTCGTATGTCATTTTGAGACCAAGAAGTTCTTGCTTGTCTGAGTCTGTCAGACCTTTGAGTTCTGGGTCTGATTTGAGAATCTGATACTCTGCCGCTGAGATTGGTCGGCACATGATTGACGGCACTTCTTTGCCATCTGCGCCCATCAATCCCACGCCTGTCATGTCCACTTCTATGTCGGTAGAAGCCGCTTCCAATGTTGAGTCCAACCACGATGCCAATCTAAATCACCTCAATCTCTGTTAAAGGACAATCCTTCAAACGAAGCATTCACCATCAAAGCACCCTCAGCACCAGCCTCAAGTCCTTCGATAGCAAGGTCAGTCAAGACACAGCCAGAGATAATGTATGTATTAGTTCCAAGTTCATCAGCGTCAAACTCGATTGTCTTTTCAGCGTTGGTGCTGAACCAAGTCCAGAGGTCGGAGTCGGAGATACCCCAAGCCTTCTTCAAAGTTCCAGAGACAGTCTTGACACCACGAGTGTGGCTGAGATTGAATCCTGTTGTTGAACCAAGTTCGATGTATTTGCCTGTCGCTTGAGCCATAGTGAAATCGCCAGAAACGAATCCAACGATAGTTCCACCAGCGGTTATTTTTCCAGAAAGACCTGTGAATGAGTGTATAGCCATGAGAATCCCTTAACTCATTCGGTGTCGTTTGGGGGTTTTAACGGTGTTGGCTCGCCAGAGTTTGTTATCTGGTTCTGCCCTCGCCTCATTCGTGCGACTGTGAGTTCCTCCAGACCCTCGACAGTCAAGTCTTGATACGGGCTGTTTTCAAATCGCTCTTTGAAACAGAGTTCACATCGGTGTTCAGAATCCTTCGTGTGTTCTGGTGCGCCAAGTTTCATCAATTCCTTCTTGTATCGGTTGCGAGAGTCGCCTTTAGGCCACTCGACTTCGATGACACATGGGCGACCATGCTTCTCACAGACTGTCCTGTGTTTCTTGCCACAGGTCAGAGGCTTCTTGAGAGGCTTCACAGGGCGTTCTTTCTTGGTCTTGGGGGTCTTATCCCTCTTGGATGGTTTTCGCTTCCTCTGGGGGTGTCTATTGCTCATTATTCGCCACCGTCTTGGAATAGTGCTTGCATTGGATGAGCCATGCCGATTCTGGATTCAATCAATTCGTCAAATTGCTTGGTGATGTTGTCCCAATCCAGATGCTCAAGAGCAAATTGTCTGGCGGCTTTGCCACGCTTCTTGGCTTCTTTTGGATTGTTATGAACCTGCAACATAGCCTCTGAGAGTTCTTCAATGTCAACAAGTCCCATTCTGACACCCCATCGGGGTCCGATGATGCTGTCTGAGCATGGAACAAGCCAGCCTCTGTCATCTCCAACGAGTTCACGACCTGTCGAGTTATCTGGCAGAATGATTGGAACTCCACACGACATCGCTTCTGCTGATGGGATTCCAAATCCTTCACCGCCTGTCGCCAGAACATGAGCGTCTGTGCATCCAAAGATGTTTGCCATGTCCTCACGGCTGACTCCGTGTAGTGGATTGGATGCCATATCTGAGAATACAACATTGTCATGGAGTCCCATTTGCTTGATGAGGTCTGGCAGTTTCCAGCCACCCATATTTGCCATGTCTGTTGGGTCTCCACAATGCAAAACCAAGCCCAGAGCCT